TCCCCCGTGCCCGCCACCGGCACCCACTAAGAAAGAGAGTCCCCATGATCCCTGAACCCGATGCCCTCGACGAGGTGGGCAACTTCGTGATGGCAGAGCTTGAAAGCCTGCCACTGGCGGACCTCGACCGCCTGATCCAGCGCGTGTCTGATGCTGAGGACACCGCCCGCCATTACAAGCAATTCCTCCAAGGTGTGCTGCACCGCCGCTTCGGTGAGCGGGCGCATCAGTTGCGCCAGGATGCTGGCAAGAACACCGGTACGGTTCGCTTTGATGTGGATGGCCACACCGTGATTGCCGACCTTCCCAAGAAGGTGGAGTACGACCAGCGCAAGCTCAAAGAAGCCGTCGAGGCCCTGCGCAAGTGGGGGGAGAACCCCGAGGACTACGTGAGCCTGGAGGTCAAGGTCGCTGAGACCAAGTACACGGCCTGGCCGCCCGCCGTGCGCCAACTGTTCGAACCCGCACGCACGCTCAAGGCCGGAAAGCCCACATACAAGCTCGAGCGCATCGTGGACGGTGCTGTGCCTGAGGCAGCGAATGACAGCAAATTTGGGGAGGCAGTCTGATGGCCATCTCCCTTGCACAACTCAACCGGGCTGGAACACCCAAGCCACCAAGGGTGCTGATCCACGGCGTTGCTGGCGTCGGTAAAACCACCTTCGCAGGCCAGGCCAACAAACCCGTATTCATCCAGACGGAAGATGGTCTGGGCACGCTGTCGGCTGCGAACTTCCCGCTGTCACGGACCTTCGATGAGGTGATGGAGGCGCTTGCAGCGCTCTACACCGAGCAACACGACTTTTCCACGGTCGTGGTCGACAGCGTTGACTGGTTGGAACCGCTGGTCTGGGCTAAAGCTTGCCGTGACAACGGATGGAATTCGATCGAGGACGCCGGGTATGGCAAAGGCTACGTTGCTGCCCTGAACCTTTGGCGCCAATACATCGATGGCCTCAATGCGCTTCGCGACGACCGCGGCATGACCGTGGTGCAGATCGCCCACACCGACATCAAGCGCTTCGATTCGCCTGAGCACGACCCCTACGACAGGTATGTGATCAAGCTCCATGCCCGCGCAGCGGCACTGCTGCAAGAGCACTCGGACGTTGTGCTGTTTGCCAACTACCGCATCTCCACCGTCAAGGCGGACGTCGGCTTCAACAAAAAGGTCAGCCGTGCCGTGGGTTCGGGCGAGCGTGTGATTCACACGGTCGAACGCCCCGCATTCCTGGCCAAGAACCGTTACGACCTGCCCGACACGCTTCCCCTTGAATGGTCTGCCTTTGCGCAGGCCATGCCTGAAACCCTGCATACGACCCTGATCCCTTCCACCACCACCCGCACCTGAAAAAGGAGTAATCACCATGGCTTCATTCGGACAAACCTTCGACGCATCCTCTGTCGAGCCCAGCAGCAACTACGACGTCCTGCCTCCGGGCAAATACCTTGGCCAAATCGTCGCCAGCGAAATGCGTGCGACAAAGGATGGCACCGGCCAGTACCTCTACCTGGAGGTCGACATCCTTGAGGGCCAGTACGCCGGACGCAAACTCTTCGACCGGCTCAACTTGGTCAACGCCAACCCGGACACGGTAGAGATCGCCAAGCGCACCCTGTCCTCGATCTGCCGCGCCGTCGGCAAGCTGCAGGTCAGTAACTCCGAGCAGTTGCACTTGGTCCCAATGACCCTGGATGTGCGGGTGCGTCCCCCGAAGGGCATGTACGGCGAGTCCAACTCCATTCGCTATCTGCCGCGAGGCGGTGCCAGCGCAACAGCAGCGCCGCCCGCGCCGTCGTTCACGCCGCCCTCGGCACCTGCTGCCGCACGTCCCATCACGGCTGCGCCGAACGCTACTCCCGCGGCCAACGGCCTGCCATGGAAGCGTCAGGCCTGAGGAGGACCCGAGCATGCATGAGCACGCTCTAGCGGCCACGCCGATCCGACTGCCCAGCACATTGCAGGGCTGCCGTGAGCGTCTGGCCGCGCTTCAAGATGAGATCGCCTCCATCCGGATCCAGATCGCCACGACCGATATCCGTCGCCAGACGGAGAAGAAGTCACTCGATGCCACGTGGTTCCACCGGGCCAAAACTGCGCTTCGTGTGAAGCAGCAGGAACTGGCGCAGTTGACGGCACACATGGCCAAGCTTCATGTCGCCCAACCCCACGGGCACCGAGAGCGGTTCAAGGACGCGCTGATCGAGGTGCTGCGTGCCGATTGCGATGACGAACGCTGGCAGGCAGTGGTCACCCGTGCCCGAGAGCTTCAAGCCAAACAGGGGGTGCAGCATGGCTGAATTGCCAAGCATCACCAGCCCGACAAGAGACGCGATCTTCGCGGCCTACGAGGCCGACGCTGGGGACGGATTCCGAGCCCACCTTGGCGCATCGCTGATCGGTAAAGACTGTGAGCGAGCGCTCTGGTTTGATTTCCGCTGGGTCACCCGCGCTCAGCACTCAGGACGCCTCCTGCGCCTTTTCGAAACCGGCCAACTCGAGGAAGCCCGGCTGGTTCAGAACCTGCGACGAACTGGAGCGACGGTCCTGGAGGTTGATCCAGATACGGGCCGCCAGTTTCGGGTCCAAGCGCATGGTGGCCACTTTGGTGGCTCGCTTGACGGTGTGGCCATCAACCTTCTGGAAGCGCCTAAGACATGGCATGTCCTGGAGTTCAAGACGCATTCGGTCAAGAGCTTCAACGACCTGCTGGCAAAGAAGGTGCGCGAGAGCAAGCCGCTGCACTTTGCGCAGATGCAAACCTACATGCATCTGATGGGCTTGACTCGTGCGATGTATCTGGCGGTCTGTAAGGACACTGACGACGTTTACGTTGAGCGGGTCGAGGCAGACCCAGCGTTTGCAATGGGTCTCATGACCAAGGCAGAACGCGTGATCTTTGCCGCTACACCGCCACCGCGAATCAGTCCGGATCCCTCCTGGTACCAGTGTCGGATGTGTGATCACGCACCAGTGTGTCACGCCAATGCATCAGATGCCGCAGCACCTGAAGTCAATTGCCGTACCTGCCTACATGCGACACCTGTCGATGGTGGGTGGCACTGCGCACGTCACGACCGCCGATTGACGGAGGCTGACCAGCGCGCTGCCTGCGCCATGCACCTATTTATTCCATCGCTGGTGCCCGGCCAGCAAGTCGACGCAGGCGAGGACTGGGTCGAGTACGAGTTCGCCAGTGGGAATCGCTGGCGCGACACCGGTATGAACAAGTATGCGAACACCTTTTAAGGAGCACGAGTATGAGCCTGACCCTTCGTCCGTATCAAAGCGGTGCCATTCAAGGCATCTACAACTACTTTCACGAGGCCACGGGTAACCCCCTGGTGGTGATCCCGACCGCCGGGGGCAAGTCACTGGTGATGGCGACCTTCGTTGAGGGCGTCCTCAAGGCTTACCCGGATCAGCGCATCCTGATCGTTACCCATGTGCGGGAGTTGATCGAGCAAAACTACTCCGAGCTCAAAAAGCTCTGGCCGGAGGCGCCTGCAGGCATTTACTCGGCCGGTCTCAAGCAGCGTGACATCCGTGCCCGCATCCTCTTTGCCGGCATCCAGTCGATCCACAAGCGCGTCTACGACGTCCAGCAGTGCGACCTGGTGCTCATCGACGAGGCCCATTTGATTCCGCGCTCGAGCAACACCATGTACCGGCGCTTCCTGGCTGACCTGGCCCGGCTCAATCCTCAGATGAAGGTGATTGGACTGACCGCGACACCTTACCGGTTGGATTCTGGGCTTTTGCATGAAGGGGGTGACGCGATCTTCACCGACATTGCCTATGAGGTATCGGTGCGCGAGTTGATCGACCAAGGCTACCTCTCACCCCTGATCTCCAAGCGCATGGCCACGCAGATTGATCTGACCGGGGTGGGCACCCGCGGCGGGGAGTTCATTGCCAAGGACCTTGAGGCAGCGGTCGACAAGGACTCGATCACTCAGGCTGCGGTGGACGAAATCTTCTCTTACGGCAAGGACCGTAAAAGCTGGCTCATCTTCTGCGCCGGTGTGGACCATGCCTACCATGTCCGTGACGCGATCCGTGCTCGCGGCGTGACCTGCGAGACCATCGTTGGGGACACGCCTGGTGCCCAGCGCGAGGCCATCATCAATGACTTTAAGGCCGGCAGGATTCAATGTCTGACCAATGCCAATGTGCTTACCACTGGCTTCAATGCACCTGGCGTTGACCTCTTGGCCATGCTGCGGCCAACCAAGTCGGCGGGTCTGTATGTGCAGATCGTTGGGCGAGGCTGCCGCCTGGCTCCTGGCAAGACGGACTGCTTGGTGCTCGACTTCGCCGGCAACATTGCTCGGCACGGGCCGATTGATGCCGTCAAACCGAAGCGACCGAAAGGTGGCGAAGATGGCGTCGCCCCCACCAAGGCTTGCCCCGAGTGCGACAGCATCGTTCACGCCTCGGTTCGCACCTGTCCCGATTGCGGGCATGTGTTCCCGCCGCCTGAACTCAAGATCGAAGCCAAGGCCAGCAACCTGGACGTGCTGACCTCCGGCAAGTCGGAGTGGGTGCCCGTCACCAGTGTCTCCTACGCCCGGCACGATAAGCCTGGCAAGCCGCCCTCACTGCGGGTGGACTACTGGAGTGGCCTCACGCACCACAGCGAGTGGATTTGCATCGAGCACCAAGGCTATCCGCGCCAAAAGGCCGCCTCCTGGTGGGCCAATCGTGCCCAGGGTTTGCCGCTGCCTCGGCGGGTGGATGAGGCTATTGCCTGCTCTGCCAAGCTGCGTTGCCCTTCAGAGATTGCCGTTCGCCCCAGTGGACGCTACACCGAGATCGTAGGAGCCCGGTTTCCATGATGTGCGTGATCTGCCGCAGGGATGCCCGCGGCTATGGATTCGCACCTCGCTACATCCGTGAGGAAGCGCCGGACAGCAAGCAGTGCTCTCGGCGCTGCCAAAACATTACTGCAAGGTTGAAGGGAATGATCGATCCAAACAAACACGAAACCAATGCGCTGGC